GGCTACCCTGTATGCAGAGAATGCAGACAAGAAGATTGCCGAGCTTCAGAAGGAGAATGATAAGCTGAAAGCGGCAGTCCAGGCACAGTCCGCAACAGGAGATGCAGACCCGGCAGAAACTGAAAAGAAAACAGCAGCCAAAGGCTCAAAGAAAACTGAGTAGGAGGTAGCTTATGTATTTAGCAACGAAAGGTGGGAGTTCCTGCCGGATTCCCGAAAGAAAGGCAGCATATTACAAAAGCATGGGCTATTCGCTTGAAAGCCTGGAGCCGGAAGTCAGAACGGGCACATCTTCTCCGAAAGAAAAGAAGACCGGCAAAAAAGATTCAGCTACGCAGGAGGGCGTAAACCCGGCGAATAGCTGATTTTTCTTTGCAGCCTACCAATTTATCAGAAAGGGGTGTTTCGATGGTCCAGGAGGACGTAAGAAGACCGTATGTGGATTTTGCATACTACAAGAATGATTACGGTGGCACGCAGATAAAAACGGAGAATGATTTCAAGAGAGCCGAGAGTATTTCGGAAGCATTCGTGAACCAGGTTACGTTTGGCCGGATTGCAAGGCTGAGTTCGGTTATAGACTCAATTAAGGATGCAATCTGCTGTGTAGCTGATACGGTGGCAGTGCAGAACGAAAAGAGAGAAGCTGTTGTGAAGTCAGAATCCAACGATGGATATTCCATCAGCTATGCGGATGCCATGAATGATACGGCGTTGCATAACGAGATGTACAGGGCTGTGAGGTCATACCTGGCGAACACCGGACTGCTGAACAGAGGGTGGGTGAAAGAGTATGATGACAAACAGTGATGTGACTATCTTTAATCTGAGAATTGGATCAGACCGCCGGGAAAAGCTCTGTGCGACAAGAATTATGGGCGTTTCGTGGTACGGAACAAAGGGAGAGGCTGTATCGGACACAGACCGTAAGGATAAAGCAAAATGCGTAATCCGAATCCCGGCCACAGCGACAGTAGAAGCCGGAAAACAGTATATAAGCGAAGAAAAATACAAGAAGCTGTCAGATGAAGAGGCAGAGAGGTACTGGACTATCCAGAAGGGAGCTTATATTGTGCGAGGACAGTATGTAGTGGCCGGACAGTGGTTGTTCGATACGTTCAGTTTCCGCCAGGGCATCATTCTGAAAGAGACGATTGAGGAGCTAGCAAAGCTGAGACAGCACGATGAAGATTTTGTGACTGTCACAGAGTATGCCGACAATACAATCAGAGGAACCGACAGGACGAAGCACTGGAGAATAGGGGGTGCGTGATGGCACTGAAAAAGATCACTACTCCGAAAGGTTTAATCATCAATTCCGGGAACGGGAAAGCGGAGCTGACCTGGAACCAGGATTTTGCGGCAAAAAGGAATGCTCAGTTCAGCAGAAAGCAGATGTTTGTAGATTCGGAGGTACTGAGAAGGTGCAGTCCGAGGGTTCCGTTCCAGACTGGTATGTTGGAGAAATCCGGCAAACTGGGAACGGATGTAGGCAGTGGAGAGGTAGATTACATTGCCCCGTATGCTGCCATGCAGTATTACGGAACAGCAGACACCAGACCGTATGATGCGAACCGAGGAGCACATTGGTTTGAGAGAACGAAGGTGGCTGAAAAAGAAGACATTCTGCGAGGAGCAGATAAGATTTAGGAGGTCACATGGAAGTAAATAGTGTACTGGAGGGCATAACAGAGTATTTTCTGAAATGTCCTCTTTTGAAAGACGGTGTATTCCGGGTAGATGCCCTTGGGCCAGACCCAGTAGAGTACACCATAGAGACCGGGATATTCGACCCGGTAATCCAGAGATATGTAGACGGCAGT